CAATCATTCGGGTTGTCCGTGTCGTCGCGGGCGTCGAGTGCCATTTGAGCGTTCTCACTCGCCGCTTCGGGGTAGTCGTCGAAGGTCTGTTTCTCTGTTTCCTCGCTATCTTTCGACAGTTCCGACGCCACGAGACTGTCGAGTGCGCCCCCGGCATCCTCCGGCGCGGGTTCGTTCACGAGGTCCGTCTTGAATCCGTCCTCGCTATCCACGCCCTCCATCTGTTCGGCGGGTTCGCGCCCGAGTTCCTGCCGCGCTTCGTCGCGGGTAATCAGGTTCGCGTTCCACTCACTCGTCACCCGGTCGGCTATCATCTGTCGAGTGCTTTCAGACACGCCGGGTTTGAACTCGAAGTGATATTCGTTCGGCCAATGCGGATCAATCAGACTGCCGTTGATGTACCGCTCCAATTTCTGAAGGTACGGCCCAAGCGTATTCTCCTCGAAGTTCTCGCGTTCGCCTTGGAACGTCGCGTAGTTGATCTGTTCGGGTTCGATGCCGACGACGGCGGTCGGCACCTGAAACACCGACGAAATGACGCGGGCGTACCACTGCATCCGGTCGGTGAACTCTAGCTCTTTGAAGTTCATTGACATGGGTTCGAAGCGCACGTCGCCCCCGCGCCCGGCGAACATGAGCGACTTGTGGGGTTTGCCTTTCAGGTTCTCGGCGTTCTCGGTCTTCCACTCTTTGACTTCCTCGCGGTCCCATTGCTCGAAGACCCACGCCCCGGACGGGATCGACCCGCGAGAGAGATACTGCTGTTCCTGCGTGACTGCCAAGTCGAGCGATTGGAGGAAGTCTTGTACCAACAGCGTGGGGGGCATCCCGTATCGGCGGTTCGTCCGGGGACTCATATCGGTCCACATCACCTCGTCTTCGACGAAGTGGATCGGCGTTCGGAACCCCCGACTGCCGGTGGTGCCGCCCTCCGAACTCCCGGTGCCCGGTGCCCGTTCGCGGTCAAACTGCCAGAAGCCTTCGAGGAGGCCGGTCTTGCCCCGATAGTCTTTGGTCCACACCTCCGGCGCACTCGGCATCAACGCGCGGGGTTCGATAGCCTCAGGATCGGCGGTGAACGTAGCGTCCTCCCCCGCGCCGTCGTAGGCCCGTCGTGGGAACGCCTTGACCGTCGATGCCGATCCGACTTCCAACAGGTCCGCAAGCGCCATTTCGATGTAGTCGTTCCAATTGTGGTCGGGATTGGGCGCTTCGAGGAGGTCGCCAATCCGTTCGGCCGTGGCGTCGGGATACTCTTTCTGGATCGGCGTTCGGGATTCGGGATGCGTGGACTGTCGCTTCCGGCGTTCCGTCCGGTTGTCGATGGTGGTGATGGTCCACGGCGTTTCGCTCACCTCTTTGGTGATGGACTGGACCAACATCCCGACCCATGTGTTCGTCTGTCCGAGATTGCGGAGTTGCACGGGATCGAAGTCCCACCGGACACCCCGTTCGGGTTCATACAGCCACGGGTATTGGGTCCGATTGACCGTATCGTCGTCGAGTTGTTTCGCAAAGGGCAAGTCCATCGTCGGATCGTCGTGCCCGGTTCCGGTGTCGGCTTCGACCGGGTTGTGTTGGAGGTATTCGAGATTGTAGCGTTCCACGTCCTCGGCGCTGGCGACTTCGGGGGCGGGCGGCCGGTCACTCCCCCGCCCAAGCAAATCGCGGACATTCATGCCCGATATGTGAACGGCGGCGGTGGTAAAGGATTCGGGGCGTCGAATAGCCCACCGCCGAGAAAAGCGACGGTGGGCGTATGCCGACCGGGCAACTGTAGCTTGCGTGGCCGCTCGTCCAGACTTCTGGACGCTACCAACGCCCGACGGGTACGGCGGTGTCGTCCCGGCCGGTAGTGTGCGTATCTCACGCCCGGCCTATAATGCTATGGCTTATCGCCCCACACATACGACGATGGATCAACGGCAGGGTCGAACTCGTGCAACGGCATCGTGGTTCGAAATCTTCGCGTGTCGCCCTCGTGGTATTCGATCCACACCGATTCGCGTTCTACCCACACTTTGACCTGAATGTAACACGTCGACGAGACACCGACAGAATGAGTAATGACAGTCCGGGTATCGCCGTCTGAAAACTCTCGACGGTCGATAGTCCACGCACTTCCGAACCACCGTTCGGCTAAGTCGTTGGCGTCCGTCACCACTCCATCACCACGCCCCCGGCCTGCGGCCCCGGTTCGTCGACGCCCATCACGACATATCGAAGCGAGTCAGCGGCGTGGTCGGTCGCTCCGGCGCCCCCCACTTCGTCCTCTTTGTAGTCCTGTAACTCCCGAATCGTATTCACACACCGCTCGTGGATCAACAAGCCGGGACGGGATTCGGGATCGTCACGCCAGTCGAAGCGGTCCCGAACCGCCGGGATGCCTTCGTCCAAATCCTTAATCGCCGGTTCGACACGGTAGCCCGCCCGCTTGAACGCCTCTTGGTGTTCGGGTTCGTGTTCGGCGTGGACCGTCCCGGCGGGTTTGTCGTTCTCGGTGAGCCACGCGACGGCCTTCTGATATTCGACGCCCTCCCGGTAGAACTCATCCAGTACCACGAGTTGCCCATACTCGGTTTGGGCGACTTCGATGACGACGCGGGGGTCACTCCAGCCGTGGTCGTAGCCGTAACACCGCCACCCATCCCGCAGGTCCGGCACGGGGTTCGGGGCGTCCGGGCCGACGACGTGGCGCTCTCTCGAAAAGTCCGAATAGACACGTCCGGTTGGGGCGGCGAAGCCACCGGCGAGTGCTTGGGCTTCGCGGTCGGTGCCCTCGAACTGCCGGCGTAACTTCTCCTGTGCGTCCTCGGGGAGAAACGGATTGTTGCGACTGTCCCCGACGATGACCTTCATGCGGTCGGCCCACGGTAGGTCGTTCCCGTCGGCGTCGTCTTGCTTTTCCGTGATTTCGTAGTAGTCGTTGAACCCCGCGCCGGTGGACGTCCACAGCATGACGTTCGGCCCCTGCCGCGTTCGTTGGCGAGACGTGAGCATTTCCGTAAGGTCGTACAAATCCGTGTTGTCGTAGTGGGCGGGTTCGTCACACCAGATGGCGTTGAACTCCGACCCGGCGTAGCGGTTCCACTTGTCGGCACTCCCGAGACGGGCGATTGATCCGTTCTTGTAGGTCAACCGCCGTTCGTTGCGATTGTATTCCTCGATGATCGGTGAGTTCTCGGGGTCGCCGCCTGCCGCCGGGACTGTATTCTCGCCGGGTAAGCGGTCAAGAAACGTCTTATACGTCGCCGGGCCACCCTTCTGATAGTCCGGGGCCATGACGAGATTATCTGATCCGGGATGTTGGGTCGCCACCATGTGTATCCAGTCGCTCCCGAGGAGTGTCTTGCCGCCGGCATAGCCAACCCGAAAGACCACGAGGTCAAACGCCCCCGACCCGAGTGCGTCGAAGGTGCGTTCTTGGGCGTCCCAGTAGTCCGGTGCGCCGACGAGCGTCTCGCTACTCGTCGCCATCGTCGGTTCGCGTATCCCGAGCGACGACCACGTTGAGCGGATTCGCGGCGTCGCCCGACAGTTCGTGTTTGTCGGCCTGTTTCTCTCGCTCGCCCATTTCTTGGAGGTTCCCATAGTGTTCGGACATGATCTTGTAGGCGTCGACGACTTCGCCACGGTCGAGGAGGTCCTGTACCGCCCGCGTTTTCAGCGTCTCAAGTTCCGCCTCGGCGTGGGGCGACAGGTTCTCCCGCTTCCATTCTAACACCCGGTTGATGTCCTTGCGGATCGTCTCGTGACTGACGCCGAACCGACGCCCGAGTTCCCGATAGGACTGCTGGAGGTTGCGGTAGTGGCCCGCCCGCTCGATGAGGTCGAAGATTTGTGCGCGGCGTTCCGCTGGCGTGTAGTCCTCCGGGTCGCGGTCGTCCGGCGGGTTGATCTCTCGGTAATTCGCGTGCATAGCTCTATGTCACCCTTTGTCAACTACGTATTAGACTGTTCGGTGGCGTCGGCGTCCGTGTTGACGCTCGCGTCTTTGGCACGCTTCGCTTCGCTGATACGGCGTTCGATGATGGGTTTGTATGCGCCCTCCTCGTCTAACTCGAACCCGACGTAGTCCCGGTCGTTCTGGATGGCGGCGACGGCGGTGGTCCCGCTTCCCATGAAGGGGTCAAGGATGGTGTCGCCCTCGGAAGTGGTGTGTTGAATGGCAGTCTCAACAAGGTCAACAGTAAATGGGGCAGGATGTTTTTCATAGTCGTGCCCTGCGTGTTTTTCATCCTTTGCTGTTTTTGCTTTCCAAATGCTCGGGGCTTTCTGGTCAAGGAGTGGTGATGGGTTTTCCGAAAAGTGGTAAATCGGTTCCCAGTCGGTTTGGAACTGCCCGCCGCTCGGGAGGTGTGGTCGGTGATACTGGTCTTTTTTCCATGCGATATATGACCGCATCGGGAGGGGGACGTAATCGGCTATCCACGACGACGGATTGAGTGTTCCGTCCTGTGTGTTGTGGTCTAGATTGATAAATAGGTGCCCGTCTGGTTTCAGCACACGGGACGCTTCGGTAAACACCTCACCCAAGAACTGACGGAACTCCTCGGGAGAACGGTCGTCCTCATAATCCACCGTCTCACTTTCCCGAGTTCCCGACCGTGTTTTCTCGACGTTATACGGCGGACTCGTGAACACCATATCCACGCTATCGTCGTCCAACCGCTCGCGCATCCCCTCCACACAGTCCTCGAAGTAGACGTTATGCTCGGGGTCGTACTCATACGCGGCGGGGCGGGAGTTGTCCATCCGAATCTCCGCTAAGAGTTCGTCCAAGTCCTCCCCGGCGGCGTCGGCGAGTTCGTTCACTTCGTCGGTGTAGCCCGACGACAGGAGTTCGTCGTACTCCAGCGCGTCACGCTTCGAGTCGTGTTCGCCGTGAATCTTATTCAACTCCTGCCGCCACAGTCGGCGCTTCCCATCCGAAATGTCGTATTGGCGAACCGGCACTTCGGACAGGCCGATTTCTTGCGCGGCACGCCAGCGGTGTTCGCCGTCTGCGATGAGTCCCTCAGTGTTGGTGACGACGGGGCCACCGAGCCACCCGTTCTGTCGCATCCTATCACACAACAGGCCGAACTGCTCGTCGGTCATTTCATTCGGGTTATCGCCATCGGTGTCGAGGTCGGTGGGCGGAAGCGTCCCCTCGAACTCCGGCGACGGCAGGTCAGACAATTCGAGGTCGTCGCTCATGCCTCTGCCTCATCGTCCCGAAGCGCCTCGGTTACCTCAGCGCGTTCTCCAATCGGATTACACGGGAACCATGAGACGTGATGCAGTTGGCCGTCGACTCTGACGTAAGTTGTGTGCGTGTCGTGGTCGTGTCCCATTCGTGTACATTCAACACCACCGGGACCGAGTTTTCCACACTGTCCTGTGTCGCTCATGCCTCACCCTCACGCAATGCCTCGGTCACGGCGGCGGGCAACTCCGCTTCGCGTTCGAGCGCGTCGAGTGCCCGATCAATCCCACCCGATAGCGTCTCGCCATCCCGCAGGTGGGCCTTGAGACGACTGTGCGTCGATTCGGTGAGGCGGACCTGTTTGTTCGTGTCCCGCGTTTCGCTCATACCCCGATGTATGCCGCCCGTCCCAAAAGGCCTATCGGTTACTCGACTTCCATCCCGAGTGCCCGCCGAACTACGCCCGTCGGGTCGCCATCGGGTTGCGGGCCGGTCAGATGGGCCACGGGGTCCGTCACCGACGCTTCCGAATGGGCGTACACGTCACAGGTTCCATCCCCGTTTCGGAACAGGTACGCCTCGGTTTGGGTGCCGTCAGAATGGCCCCATCGGACGTGGGCGCTCGAATACTCGATTGTATCAGGGAGTTGCCGACGCTTGATCGACGAGACGACGTGGGGACTGCCGCCCTCCGAGACGAGTTGCTTGAACACGCTTCGGACTGATTGCTGGCGCGTGGTGAGGAACTCCCCACCCTGTCGGTAGCCCTTGTCGTTGACGAACAGATTGCCCGGAACGACTCGATCCAGAAGCGGGAACGTCCCGCGCTTGAGTGCGTGGATCGTCCGATACTCCGGCCACGTCAACCCGCGTTGCCACGCCAGCACCGCCCGAATCACGAGCGCAAGCGCGGCGGCGAGTTCGGGATTCGATTGCAGGAGCGATACCACATCGGCGGCGGTGAATTGACTCATGAATTACTGTAATTACTGAATGAATTACGGCAGGCTATCCTTGAATTTCCGATACGCTTCGAGCACGTCGATCCCACGGGCGCGAAGCCACTGGAACACGAACGCCAACCCGAAGGCCACGCCAGCGGTGGGCATCCGGGCCATGATTTCGGTGGTCGTCAGGAATATCGGATTGCCCGCCAACAGGGACGGGAGTACGTCGGCGGCGATGACCGCGAAAAAGGCCAATAGGCCCACGAGTACCGCGTCGATTACGTGCGTCACGTCGATGACCGTCCCGTCGTCGTCCCGTCCCATCGGTGTTAAGAGGCAACTGTCGTAGTTCGATTTCGAGCGATACCGGCGGTCGCGAGTGGGTGGTGGTGTGTCGGCCGCCATGCCATTACCTGACGCTTGGGCTACTTGTGGATAAGGATACGGGGCGTCATCTGAAAGGCCCACCGAGCCGGGGTGATCAAACCCGTGTTTTAATCCAGAGGTAGGTTCCGAGCGTCTTCGATTCTAGGAATTTGGACGGCGCGTGACGCTCCGCGCCCCTAGCGTCTACTCCTATCTCGGCCCTTTGCTGGACTCGGTGGATGGACCGTCACGGATTCGAACCGTGCGCACGGTAGCGTTTCCTTCCCCACACAGCCGGCGAATCACAGGCTTTCACCCATACCGTTGGATACTGTGCGTGGCGTACTCGACCACCGCTCCGCCTTGGTCGGCCCTCGAAAGCGTGCGTGGTGGGTTGGGATGCACACCGTCGGCCTTCCGACCGACACCGAATCCTTGTCTGCCGAGTGGCTTAATCGTTGTGGTTAGCCTTGTCGCCCATGCGTCGTCGTCTCGCCAGCGAGGTCACGGCCGCAAATCGAGCATCGGTACGGCAACATGCTTGCCGAGCTACACGACTTGCACCCCCACGGCCCGCCCTGATTGCGGATCGACGCCATGCTTCGCGCCCACTCGGGACGGGCGTGGGCGAGATAGCGGTGTTTCGCGCCGAGGTCCGAAGTGGTGAGGATGGTCATTCTTGAACCTCAGATTCAAACACGAGTTCGACCCGCGTTTCGCATTTTGGACACCGTAGGTGGTCCCCCGGTTCGTGATCGCGCCAGAACAGACCACAATTTGGACAGTATCCGCTTGGGCTACTCATCCCTCAACCTCACTAATCCGTCGATTCGCCCACGCGATCACGGCCTTTTCAGGGTCGTCACGTCCCGCTTCGACTTCGATGACCCGACGCAACCCCGACACGTCCTCGCTGGTATAGGTCGGGCGCGTGATGGTCGGATGGGCGTCAATCCCGGCGTCGGTTACGCCGTACCGGTTGCGCCCCTCGGCGTCGACCCACCGCCGAACGTGGTCGTTCTGGATGGCCGCCTGCATGGCGCGGACGGCATCGGTGTGGTCGATGGGGGTGTAGTCGATGGTACTCCAGAGTGGGCCGCCCCGAAGCATGACGGGCGCACCGTGGCCGGTGTTCTTGTCGATGGTGCCGAGGAGTTGGTGGTAGTGTGAACGGCGGTCGTCTACGCTACTCAATTTGCTCCACCTCCTCTATCGCCGGGTTGCCGTAGGCGACGACGTACTGTGTCATGCACTCCGAACACGTCCGAACGTGTCGAATCTCGTTATTCCATTCGGTCTGTCGGTCTTGGAGTTTCGTCTTACTCCCACAGTTCGGACAGTCACGAACGCTATTCATCTGTTCCCCCGCTATCCGGCGTCGGTAAGACGTTCGGATCAACGAACACGTCCACAAGCCCGTATTCATCAACCGGCA